CTACACGACTGGGGGATGTATTTCCATTAGCCATAATTTATAGTCTCCTATTTTGTTATTGTTATAGTTAGTTGTTGGTTGGTTGACTCTTACTTCTTTCGTTCACAGGATTGTCTACCGCAGTAGGTCTAGGGACTAATTGTCGCAATCGTCTATAAAATAAATATATTACCGACTACAATAACAGCAATAAATACACCAATTGTCAAGAGTAGTACTTTCTCTGTATTTGTTAGGTCTCGGTAAATCCTACGTAGTCTTCTCATTTGAAACTGTATTCTTTGCTTTCTTGTGAACGTGCTTCGTATGTATGAACGATATGACATTCCACAATACTACTACGATTAGGACTGGCTTTAGCAAGCGACAAATTCATCACCCTCTTCTGCCAGAAGGACCAAAATAGAAACCTAGAATACAAGGCAGAATTACTGTGCATCCCATAAGGCTGATGTGTCCAGAAGAAATAACGATCGGCTTTTGAGCAGCTTGCCACTTGAAGAGTCCAAAGAAGAACTCGTTGTATCCTTCTCCGTCTGCATTTGTGACTGTGAGGATTTCTGCGTGTGGATATAGGGTACAGAGGACGATACACGCACAGAGCGTAGACACCCCGATAATAGCAAGACAACGACGAGTATTAGAAACAAACTCAGAAGTACCTGCTTTAGCAAGCTCAGCTTGGAGTCTAAGAAAATTATCATTTGCACGAGCTTCTCTCGCCATTTCAATATCGTGCTTTTGTTGACGAGCTTCAAATACGTACCCAAAAACACCCTTGAGAATAGCACCCATAGCCGTGCTACCCCCACCCGTAATGAACAACATAAGCAGTTCTCCCATTTCATTTCACCCCTTCTACTTTATCTCGTAGTCTGTCCAGTTCTTTTTCCAAGTATTTTAATCTCTCAAACTGTTGATGGTCAGAGGTTATCGGAGCGTCTTGCATTTCCAGCAGATGGTTTAAGTCTGCCTTGGATTGTTCTGCAAACTTCTCTATGTGCATCATTCGTGCTGATAAATCACCTAGTAATGTACCTTCGTGTTGTACTCTATCGAGACTACTATCCAGTACCATCAGCTTGTTCCATACCACACTGTACCCCCACACTGCCGTACCAACAATAGCTATGACTTTCGCCATGAATGCTAGGTTGGCTTTGACCTGTACGTTTTCTCCTATCTCTGCTGCCATGTCCTTAATCATAGTAACGAACGACTATCTAAGCAAAGAAAAACCGTCTTGAGCTGTTCGTTAAACTTCCAAAAACCGATAAAGGAAGAACCCCACACGAACGCCCAAGACGGCACACATTATGAATGAAACAACTCAGATATTACTTACAGAAAGTCGTCTGTCAATCTCTTCGTGATATGCTTTGTCACCACTACGATAACGTGGGTCAGCTTGTGCTCGTGCTAACTCCTGCATACTTTTAAAAGGCATAGTAGAAGAACCTGTTACAGAACCTTGTGTTAGTTTAGGTTGGGCTGCACCGTTAGCATTCTGATACCTAGCGTACAATCCTTGCACTGCTAACTTCGCTTGTTGTACCGTACCTCCTGTAACAGCTTCGTCAAATGCGTCGACCTCTTCGGATGGTAAGTGTTCGTTTGCCCATTCAGCCATTGCATCGTAGTTACCACCTGCAACGCTTTTGATTTCTGATTCTTCTGATTGGATGAGAGCTTGTTGACCAGCTGCGTAACTATCGACGAGATCACGTGGTAGTCCTATTTGTTCAAGCTTTTGATAAGTTTCATCGGATAGCTGACCATCATTAGCAAAGAACTCCTGACTAGCTTCCACAACAGTTTCATTATAATTACCAGCTTCTGTTTGTTCGTTCTCATCAGTTGTCTCCTCGGTTTGTTGTGGTTGTTCTTCCGTATCTTCTTTTGCCCCTGCTCCCATTCTTTTCTCAAGCTCCGCATATGCATTCGCCATGTCCTCCGCTGATTTAAACTTTTCAGGTAGCCACTCAGGACGCTCTTGTGTTTCCTCAGTTTGTGGTTCCTCTTGTTGAACTTCAGGAGTTTCAACCTTCTCGTCAACGGGTTCGATCTCACTCGGTGCTTTTTCATTTATCTCTACTCGGTGTAATTCAGCCATCTCTGTTATTCCTCTTGTGGTGGTTGTTCTTGTTGTGCCATGTACTGCTCCTGTGCAGCATTGATAGCAGGTGCTACGGCAGGACTACCCAACTTCATCATCAGCTCTTGTTGTTGTGCCATCTGCATAGCTTGTTGAATCTCTTCTTCTGTCTTGATGAGTCCCTCAGTTTCTATACCAAGAGCAGTAGCACGACGCTTGAAGTAGTCAGATACATTTAAGTATTGGTTGACTGCTTGTGGTCCCACTACCTGATTAGCTCCTGCCAAGAATAGATCAAGACGTTGCAAATCATTACCACGACCAAGTGCTTCAACACCTGTAACAATAGTAGGTTTAACAATATCTTTAGGTAGCTTAGGCAGACGCTTGTCCTTGGACATACGATCCATCAGACGACTGACGATTGGTAGTTGTAGTTCTTGTGACAGCAGAGAGTAGAGACCACCGAGGGCGGCTTCAAGCTCTTGGCTCAACATCCGTATCTCCTCGGCAGTAACTCTCTCAGCATCCCTAACAACCCCACTTGTCAGAAGAAATGCTTGTGATAAACGATCCGTAATACCAGCCATTGTAGCTTGTGCAGTACGGAAGTCATTAAATTTATTAAGTTGTAAAACTGATACGTCACCGTCAGACCCTTGTACGATAGCACCATTAGGAGCTTCAGCCAATGTACGTGCTCGTGTTGTTCCGTTAGGATTAACCATGAACAATACTTTAGCTGCTGCTGCACTACCCTCTACGATAGCTTTTGTTAGTGCTTCAAGTGACTTGATGTCTCCGATGTACTCTTCAACAAACCCACGACCATAGTCTTCTCCGTCGATCTGTGTATAGCGTAAAGGTAACCAAGGCGACTTGTCGATATTATACGATCCTATCGACTCTTCGATGAGCATACCCTTAACATCCTGATATACTTTAAACTTGTCTCCTTCTCTGACTATAGCTGTGTATAAGTCGCAGGTGTTTTCTTTCTCAGTGCGATATACTTCTTCACGAACACTCTCAGGTAACATCATAGGTGCTACCGTTTCTTTGACAGCTATGTGTGTAACGTTACCCATTGGATCACGCTTAACAACGTAACGATCAAGACGGAACACTCTCATACCTCCTTCATCAGGTAAGTACAACAGACTGTTACCACTGATAAGAAGATTCTTTAGTGCTTGGAATATACCGTTCCTAAAGTTCTGTACTTCTACTTCCTGTGATACACTACGCTCAACATCCGCTAATGCTTTCTCTAAGTCCGTCCGTAACTGCTCCGCTCCTTCAGGTCCTAGTTCAGCTTTAGCTTTATCTAATTCGTAGCGATCTATTACCAAGCGAAAGAACGGAGCATTTGGCGGTAAGAGGGCAAGTAAAAGTTTAGATGCTAAGTTAAGTACACCTCTAGCTCCTATTCCTTGGTACGGTGTGTAGTACTTAGTGGCAAAGTTGTGCCCGTCAGGTGGTAGTACATATGGCAGGGTTAACTCAGAAGAAGTACGACCTCTATCTAAGAACGACCACCGCTGGTTCTCCAACGAATGATATAACCCTTGTGCTGTCTCGTGCATTAGCTTTCGGGTTCAGTAATTACAAATTCAACAGGCTCTCCTAGAACTTCTTCTAAACCATCAACTGATTGAATAAAATAAAAACCATCTGCTTCTGAATATTCGTAGTTCACCCAGTAAATTGTATCACCACCAGCAACAGGCAAACCTTTATACTGTGCGGCAGCATCTCTCGCATTAATAGCATCAAATTCTTCAGTAAAAGTATAACCTGTCATAATTAATAAATTGAGTAGAAGCTGTTTATAGTAAAATCTATATCGTTTAAATCTAATGTTTTATCTGTTGGATAGAATATTAATTCTTGCATCGTGCCGTCCCAAGGAAGTGAAGTTAAATCAGCCCTGCGACCTACCTCCTTAACAGTAAAAGCATTACTGCCAAAAGAAGTATTACTTGCATAAGAACTACCGTCTTTATAGATAGTAACTGTACCTGCGTTCCTTATAACACTTACAGCTTGATGACCTAATGGAGAAGATGATCCTATTGCTTGGAAATACCCATTAGCATTATATGCGTAAGATGTAGATGAGTTGGTATTGAAATTAGAAGTAGGACTAGTCGAACCTATAAGCACTGCGGTTACATCATTTGTTTGTGCAACTGCAAATATTGAGTGTTCTGTAGAAAGTGATAGAGTGGACGACAGCGTTAAATAATCATCTGAACCATCAAAACTTATTGCAGGTTTTCCTCCTTCTGTAATAACAGAACCACTATTTACTATCTTAGGTTGATTCGCTGCTGTTGCTTGTGCGGCATCTACATTATTACCGCTTTGATCGTACCATTTAGTAATAAAACCATCGTTAGCTCCTACGAAACTTGTAAGAGATGATGTGTCCAATACGTCTGAAGTAAATCCAATATCTTGCTCAGTGTTATCGCTTGATCTTCTAACTCTGATGCAGTTAGTTGCGCTACCACTCAGTTGTCTTAAACTGTACGCACAGTTGGATGTTGTTATCCCATCTATAAGATAGCGATAACTTGCAAAGTCATAATTGTAAGCTAGATAGTTAGTGCCATCCGATACTTCGATAGCTTTAGTATCTGTTCTGAATATGCAAAGACCTGTATTGCTAGATGCGGGTGCGGCTGAATCTCTAGCTGCTGCTGATGCGTAACTTGTTAATGTACTCATGTTTTAAATCTTAATTGTTGTTAAATGCTACCCAAGCAGTACCGTCCCACACATACAACTTATCTGTGTCTTTAGCGTGGACTAGGGTTAAGTTAGGTGCGTAGGTTTTTGCTATAAACTCAGCTTCCGTATCAAATACTTGGATGGTTGGGAATGTTAGAACAGAACTAAAAATGCCCGTAACCAATACAGAAGCTGTGTTCGATGTGCTTGTATCAACACCATCAGTAGCTATCACTCTATAGTAGTAAGTAGAACCCGGAGTCGGACTATCTGTAAACGTAGTTGATGCTGTATTTTGTAGTGTTGTAGGTGAGGTGAAGCCAATGTTGTCGTCCCGTTGAAACTCATAGCTGATAGCATCAGTAACAGTAGTACAAGATAAATTTACATCCTCCAAATTAGCGTCAAGAGTAGCCGTTATAGTGGAAGCATCTAATCCTTGCTCTACGGCATCAAATCCATACAACTCACCAAACGCAGGGCGAATGAAGTCACCGGGTAACAATCGAATGTTACTAGGAGGACGTGCGTCCGATGTAAACTGTATTCCCATTAAAGAGAGTCAACTGTACCAGTAGAGAACACGCTGTGTGTACCGCTGGTGTAAGCTGTGATGTTAGCTCTGATCTTTTCGTAGTGACCGTGGTCATCTCTAATCATTACATCTCCGTCAGTTGTCACATCCTCCGAGTGGATCGTTCTCCATCCTCCTCCAATGTACCCTTGAATAGCGATAGTAGCTGTACCGCTGACCGTGGTGGAGATAACAAACGTATATCCCTTAGTACGCTCAGACCCGAATTCACTACCCGCCCCTGCTGATGTAGCATCTGAGAGTAATGTCTTTTTATCTAGTGTGCGAAGGCTCATATTATATTATTGCTTAATTTTATTATTGTGAAAGTTGTACGCCTGTACCGCCACTACCACCCATAGCTACTGATGGACGACGAGTCGTTAATTGTCTTGTACCTCTACGACGCTTAGTTTCTCTCCGCACTTGTGCTTGTGGTACAGCCTTAGTCTCAGGCTCAAAAGTTGAAGCAGGAGGCGGTGCTGGCGGTGGTGGTGGAGGTGGAATGTTTGGTGATGACATACACATGGTTACTGTTTCGTTATGATGTTATCTTGTAATTGTTCGTCGTATATTTGTTGTAAGTAATTAATTACACTACGTTGTCCTACTTTAAACCATACCATTCTATCGTCGTCTGTCAACAGCGGACATTTATCTGGGTACAGCTTGTCAAGCTTATCTATCAAATCTTTCGACAGTGTTGGTAATGCTAATTCGTCATTCATCGTTCTCTATATCATCTAGTTCTATTGGTAAATTACCACGTTTTATTTGATCCTTTGTCCACAACCACGCTGACGCATTCCACAAGATCGCACCCGCATGATCCTCCGTTTCGTC